TGGAATGCTGTTTTCGAGTTAGGTTTAAATAATAATCAAATAGAGCTTACAGGAATACAGAAAACAATTTTTACCTTAATTAAGCCTCAAATAGAAGCAAATATTAAGCGTTTTCAAAATGGAAAAACAGCAAAAACAAAGCAAACAAAAAGCAAAACAGAAGCAAAACAGAAGCAAAATAAAAGCAAAACGGAAGCTAATAATAATTATAATAATAATATTAATTATAATATATATAGGAGCTTCGCACACTTGTCTATAAGTGAAGAAGAATTTAATAAACTCCTTCAGGACTATAAAAAAGAAGAAATAGACAGCATACTGGACCAAATAGAAAACTATGCACAAAACAAAAAATTTAAAAGTTTATTTCTAACGGCAAAAAACTGGCTTAAAAGAGACTTTAACCAGGTTAATAATGTAAAGAGTAATGACGATTTATTTAATTATGTTAAAGGTCAAATAAATGAATAATTATATAACAACTCCAGGAGACCAAACACAGTATTTATTAGACTATAAAAACGGCCGTATTCCTAAGGGGCTAAAAATAGGGGCCTATATTGACGAGCATTTAGTTTTTAAAAGAGGTCAATTGTGTATTATTTTAGGTCATGACAATGTTGGAAAGTCTTATTTTATTAATTATTATTTTCTTTGCCTGGCTTTAAAGCATGATTTAAAAATTTGTATGTATTCGGCAGAAAACCACAAAGGGAAAATATTGCGAGACCTGGTCCAAATGTATAGCGGAAAAAAATACAATGATTTAACGGATAATGAAATTTTGAAATATAGTAGTTATATTGAACAGTTCTTTTTATTTGTTAATAGCCAGGAATTGTATAAGCCAGGGGAATTATTAGAAATTTTTGAGCAAAGCGAGTGCGATATTGCTTTAATTGATCCTTATACGGCACTGGACAGGGATATGAGTTATAACGGTAATTACCAGTTTTTAAATAGCGCCAGGGAATTTACAAATAGAACTGGAATAACTTTGTATATTAATACGCATCCAATTAGTGAAAGCGGAAGGGCTGGTAATTTATACCCTAAGGGGCACGAGTGGGAAGGTCATTTAAAGCCGCCTTTGAAAAGCGACTGCGAGGGAGGAAAAGCCTTTTTAAATAGGTGCGACGATATGTTTATAATACATAGACTGGAAGCCCATAAAACTATGAAGTATTACACAATGTTACAAGTGGTAAAAGTTAAGGACATTGATAGCGGAGGAATGCATACGGATTTTAATGAGCCTATTTTGGCGGAGTTTAATAACGGCTTAGGCTTTAAGTTTAGGGGGGTGGATCCTTTACAGGATGTTAGGCCAAAACCAATTTTTAATAATAGAATTTTTTAACATGGACACTTTGAAATTTTTAAGGGCTAAAATAGATTTAGAAATAATAGCCCAAAGGATAGATAACTCACTAAATGAAATAAAACATAAAAACCCTGAACGGTTGGAGTATATTAACCCAATGACAGAAAGCATTAAACAACTGGCTAATGTTAGGGCCTTTCTGGACCAGTTGGAGTTAGAATTAAATACCAGTCGGCAAAGAAATATAGACCTGGAAACTTTAAACCTTATAAGACTCAAAGAAATTGAGGAGTTAAAAGGCAAAATAAAATATAATAATTTGGATCTTTAAAAATGATTAATTTTATAAAATGCCAAGGTGTAAAAATTGCAAGGAGAAATTCGAGGCAAAGCATTTTAACCAAAAATACTGCTTTAAGGAAATGTGCGTAAATAAGTGGGTTGAAACGGCCAAGGTACAAAACTGGAAAGTAACTAAAAAGAAACTAAAGGAAAATGTAAAAACTCGGACAGATTATGTTAAGGAGGCCCAGAAGGTTTTTAATGAGTATATAAGAAAAAGAGACATAAAAAAATTTAATACTTGTATAAGTTGCAATAAAACTTTAAGGCCTGGAAATATTGACGCTGGTCATTATTTTTCGGCTGGAGGTCATAGTAATGTTCGCTTTGATCCTATGAATGTACACGCCCAATGTTCGAGGCCTTGCAATAAAGATAAAAGTGGGGATTTATTGAATTACCAGATAGGAATACAGCAAAGGATCGGCGGATACGAATTAATTGAATTATATGCCAGGGCCTATGAGGAAAAACTTTGGACAATACCAGAACTAAAAGAAATAATTGCCCTTTACAAGAAAAAAATTAAGGAATTTTAAACTTTTTTTTATTTATCGCTTGTTATATTAAAAAGTATTGTTAATTTAGCTCCAGTTAATCAATTAAAACAAAGAAAAAATGAACAAACAAAAAACAATAAAACAAATTTTAAATGAAAACGGATTGACAGGTGCAAGAGTTTACAAAAATAATTCTTATTATGATCCGATTGAAACAGTTTACAAATCCGGATACACAAGAGGGAAAAATACTATTTATTTTTACGGCATTGATGACTATGAATTTACTTTGAAAATTGTAGAAGAATTAAATAAAAACGGACACAATGCAATGATTGGTGATCCAAATGAGATTATTTTGAAAAATGAATTGGCAGGATAAAATTGACAAACAACACACCGGTCAAACCGGATTTTTTAAACAAATAGAAGAAGAACAATTAAAACAAAGAAAAATGTTAAACGAAAATTTAAAACCAACGGGAGAAAAAGTAAAATTTGAAAACGGTAAAGTATTTTCAATTTATTCAAAAAACACAAAAAAAGGTGTTCGATACTATATTTATTCAAGAATGCAAATGAGGGCTTTTCCTATTTCTCAATTTGATATTAACAAGTATATTTTATTAGAAAATTAATAATAATGAAAAAGAACAAAGCACTGGAAAAGGAACTGCGAGAGGAGTTTAATAATTACCTGAAAAAATCGCATTTAGATGACCGAATGACCTTTATCGAATATATTACTGGCTTAGGTACTTTTAAGGGTTACAGGATCAAATTAAAAGAAGGTTTAGGGGTTAATTTATCAATTCAATTTATTAAGTCATGTTAACAAATTTTGAAGATTTTACAAATGAATTAAGCGAGGACGAGTTAAGTATTTTACCAGCGGTAATACATTCATTCAGGAGATACAAAAAAGATAGCCCAATAAAAGCCCCTGAAATAATTGAGGGCATAAATGATTATTTAACTAAAAAAGGTTATAAGTTTAAAATGACTGGTCCGAGACTTAGAAAAATGGTTAATTATATACGCTCAAACTCACTACTTCCATTAATTGCTACAAGTAAAGGATATTTTACAGATAGTTGTAAAATTACTGTTATGGATCAAATAAAAAGCCTGGAAGAAAGGGCCAGAAGTATACAAAATTGTGCTGAGGGCTTAAAAAAATTCATAGAAAACGAAAATAATTGAAAAAAAACGCTTGTTATATTAAATAGAATAATTATATTTGTTCTGTTAATCAATTAAAACAAAACAAAATGTGGAATTTAGAAGATGTAAAAAAAGCAATTCAAAGAAGAAAAGAAAATTTAAAAGCAAATTTAAAACCAACAATTAGTGTAAATGAACAAATTCGTTTTGAAGATGAGTACTGGCATGATGTTATTGAAACATTAACAAAAAAAGAAGTTTTAAATTTAGCCAAGCAAATGGGCATAATTACCCACAACGAAAACGGCAGACAAAAGTCGTTTAAATCAATAAAAAGAACAATTCTTTTTGATAAAAAAAGCGAGTGTATAAATTCATTTGGATTTAATAAATACTAAAAAAAAGGGGGGTGCGCATCCATAACGCACACAATTAATTAAAAACTAAAAAATGAAAAATCTATTTAAGGCCCTGGCCAATTTTCAAACAGAGGTTCCAGTAATTCACAAAGGAACCCAGGGGTACGGTTATTCCTACGCCGACCTTCCAACAATTTTAGAAGTAATTAAGCCTTTATTAAAAAAGCATGGATTAGGCTTCACACAGCTTTTAAATACCGAGGAGGGGGTAACTTATATTAGTACAAATATTTTCCATGTAGAAAGCGGAGAAAATATCCAGAGTAATGTAGAAATTCCAAAAGTACAACTGGCAAAAATGAACGATTACCAGGCTTTCGGTAGTGGTTGCACCTATTATCGGAGGTATGCACTTAGTGCGGCTTTGTCTTTAGTTACGGACATAGATATGGACGGAAGTGGAGAACAAATAAGAAAACCTAAAAAAGAAAGTAAACCAGAGTTATCGGTTAACCAGTTTAATAATTTAGTTGGTTATATTGTCTCAGGTAAAGAGGCAAAAGGGAAAGTTTGGACCAGTGAACTGGCTAAAGAAACTTACAACTTGTCAAAGGATCAATTAGAAACCTTAAAAACTTTATAAGATGAACGGACACGAATGGTTAATTAGGCCCTCACAACTGGGTGCCTTAATGACAAAAGGAAGAACAAAGGACAAAATTTTCGGCGACACAGCTTTAAAAGTTATTCAGGACAGTGTTTTACTTGAAAAGTATAATATCGAGCCTACGGAGGTTTATAACATTAAACTGGACAAAGGGGTGTATAATGAAAAAGCAAATATTAAACTGGCTAAGGAGGTTTTAAAATGGTCTGACGTGGATCCAGAAACGCCACAAAAGAAAAGAGTAAACAGTTATTTTATTGGAACCCCAGATATTAATACTCCGACTTTGTTGGCGGATATTAAGACGTCCTGGAGCGCTCAAACGTTCCCCTGGTTTAATGATCCAAAAAACAAAGATTACTACGCTCAATTGCAAGCGTACATGGATTTAACAGGAAAAGACGAGGCGGAGTTAGTTTATGTATTAAGTAACCACCCCGAGCATATTGTTGCGAGTGAAATTAAGAAGTTAACTTATTACTTTGCTGACAGGCCGCATTTATTTCAGGCTGGAGGTATTGAGGACCTTTGGACCTTAGCGGAAGAAAAAGCTACGGAAATAATACATAAAGAAGCTTATTACGACCACATACCAAAGGATAAAAGAATAAGAAGGTTTATTATTAAAAAAGATAATGAATTTATAAAGGAGGCTTATAATCGAATTGATGAAGCCAGGAAAATATACGATGAATTAATAAAAACAATTTAATGAAAACTTTAGCACTGGTAATAACTGTTTATTTTGTTGCCTTTGCTGTTTTACTAATAATAATTAAAATTTATAAAAAATGAAAACAACAGGAAGAATTATTAAAATCATGGAAACTCAAACTTTCGGAAACTTTAAAAAACGCGAGTTTGTAATTGAGACTTCGGATAAATATCCTCAAAAAATAATAATGCAAGTAACTAATGACAAAGTAAGCATTTTAGATAATTTACGAGTCGAGGATGTTGTAGAGTGCGGAATTAATTTAAGAGGTCGGGAGTGGACCAGTCCACAAGGAGAAGTTAAATATTTTAATTCTATTGAATGCTGGACAATGAGCCTCTTGGATCATGAAAGAAGCAACGAGGCGGCATTTAGCCCTAAAGGATATGCAAAGAAAGAGGCGGATAATATGTTTCATGAGGATATCGCCAGGAGTTATGAACCAGAGGACGAGGATCTACCTTTTTAATTTAGAGTTATGGAAATGGAAAATATAAACAATAGTACCAGGCAAAAAGTAATTGACTATTTACATGATAACGGAATGAGCGTTAATAAATTTGCTCAAGAAACAAATGTTTTACAACCGAACCTCCATGTTTTTTTAAATGGAAAAGGCTTATCGATTAAGAATATCGAGAAAATTTGGAAGTATTTTAAGGTAAAAGGGGTATAAAAAGCCCCTTTTTTTAATTTTTTTTATTTTTTTTTTAATTAATCGCTTGTTATATTAAAAAATATTGTAATTTAGCAGTGTTAAACAATTAAAACAAAGAAAAAATGGCAACATTAAGTTTAAATAAAAAATACACAGGATACTATACAAAAAGAGTTGGTAACATACAAGTTATTGTAAGTAAATACTCTAAAGGTTGGGAAGGAGTTATTCAAAAATACACTCACACAGCAAAAGATATTTTAGGAAACGATGTTGAAATGTTTGAAAATATAACGGAAAATTTCTTAGGAGAAACAAAAAAAGAAGTTTATACTCAGTTAACAAATTGGATTTTAAACAATGAATTGGAAGGATGAAATACTAAAAAGCCATAAAGGGCAAACAGGCTTTTTTAAACAAATAGAAGAAGAACAATTAAAAACTAAAACCATGAAATTGAATTTAGAGCAAATTAGCGACATGATAAAATTACAAAATAGAGTAATTGAGTCAAGATTAGAAACTCTTAAAAGATATGAAGAAATTGATATTAATGACTATCTTTTAAAGAATATCAAACATAAAATAGAAATTGGAAGAATGGCCCTATTAAGATTAAAAAAGTATAAAAGAAAATTACTTCAAATTGAACTAATGAAAATAAGTAACGAAATTACATTTTACGACTTTGGAAGATGAAAACGAACCTAACTAAAAGACAGATCCAAAGCATGGCGGACAGGATGTTGGAAAGGGCCAGAACGACCAGTTATATAATTGATCAGGAGGAAAAAACTTATTTACATTATGGTGGTAATGCTTGTTTACTCAGATATTTTAAATTAAGTCAACTTTTAAAGATACAAGTAAAAGCATATAATCGATTAAAAAATTATTCCTATAATTGTAAGAAATGAAAAAGACAATAAAAATTATTTTAGGCCTGGTTTTGACTCCAGGCTTTTTCTGTTTATACCTATTGGATAGGATCTATTTAATTCCCCTGGTACATTTAACAGCTTTGCCGATTAATCTATGGTATAAAAAGCAAAATGAAATAACAGCCAGTATAATAAGAGTCCTGGCAATTAGTTTGTTTAATTTATTTATTTATTGGTTAATATGAAAAAAGAGTTTAAGGTCCTTGATTATGTTTATGAAATTGAAATAGATTTAGTAAAAGAAAACCCAGATAACCCCAGGACAATAACCGAGAAGGAATTTAAAAAACTAAAAAAGAATTTACAGAAATTTCCAGAAATGCTTAAAAAACGACCTGTAATCGTTGTTAGCGATGAAAGTGGGGGTTTTATAGTCTTGGGAGGTAATATGCGCTTACAGGGCTTAAAAAGGCTAAAATACGACAAAATTCCAGTAGGTATTGCGGACAATTGGACCGAAGAACAAAAGGCGGAGTTTGTGGTCCTGGATAATGCCAGTTTCGGAAAGTGGGATTTTGACGTTTTAGGTAATTTGTACGACATTGAACAGTTAAGCGAGTTAGGGGTTGAGGTTCCAACAATAAAAAACACTGAGTTATTGAGCGACTTGGAATATAATCCTGTTTACTATGAGCCTATTAATACGCCTAACATAGACCTAAAAAAGTGCATTGATTTTACCAAGTTTAACCAAAAAATAAAAGCACTGGAGGAGTTTAATTTAACTCAAGAGCAAAAGGAAACATTAAAACTTTTTGCATATAGATTTTTAAAAATAGACTTCGAGAGTGTTGCTAATTATTATTATTTTAATGCAAGTGAAGAAGAACAAAAAGCAATTGAGCGGCTTCGGTTGGTCCTTGTGGAAAATGGTGCGGAGGGCTTTATTCAGGACGACTTATTAAAAATAACAGGAATTACGGACACTTATATCGATTTTTAAATGGAAAGTATAGATATTTTCATTCCGAGTTATAAAAGGGCTAAAAACAACAAAACGGCCAAATATTTTATTAAAATCGGTTATGATCCAAAAAAAATTCATGTAATATTAGACAGTGAGGCAGACGATTTTAAAGAATACGAGGAAGTATGTGCAAAAATGGGGGTTAATTTGCACGTTTTTGACATGGAGGAGGCCAGGAATACTTACGATTTTATTCATAGGCCCCAAAAAACTAAACGGACAGTTGGAATTGCCAGAAATATGTTTCAAGACATAGCAAAAAAAAATAATATAGAGTTTTTTGTTGTTATAGATGACGATACAAACGGTTTTGAAATTAGACCTTTCGGGGTTTATCATTGTATCGCCAAATTGGATCTAATAAACAGTGTATTTTTAGCAATAAAAGAATTTATGGTTAAAAGGCAAATAGGTTGTTTTGGTATAAGCCAAACTGGAGATATGTTTGCCAGGACCAATAAAAACCTAATAAGAAGGAAAATAATGAATACAACTTTTTATTTAATGCCTTTAATGTATAAAGGAGAAAAAGGTTTTCTGGATGAGGATACTTGTATGTTTTCCAACATGATGAATGAGGGGTATTTTGCTGTAAGTTTAGCCAGTGGCCTGGTATTAAAACAAACCAGTTCGGCTTTAGCCAAAGGAGGCCTAACGGAACTTTATAGAGAAAGTAAATTACTGGTTAAAAGCTTAAATACTCCTATTATGTTCCCGAGTAGTTGTATTGCTGAAAAACAAAAGAGAAATGGTAACAGATTACACCACAAAATAAATTACAGGTATTTAATGCCCTGTATTATAAAAGGCAAAAGAAATAATATCGCCTGGAATACATACCCCGAGGACATTCCGTTTAGTAATGAACCTTTAAACAGAAAAATGTAATTTTGTAATATGACAAAAACGGACATAAATAAAAAAGCTATGCTGGAGGCTATGGAAAAGGCCCTGGGGGTTGTTACAACGGCTTGTAAGCGTGTAGGAATAAGCCGAGACACTTATTATAGGTGGTATAATCAGGATGAAAAATTTAGAAAGGCAATTGATGACCTGGAAAATGTTGCCCTGGATTTTGCCGAGTCAAAATTACATGAACAAATAAATGATAATAATACAGCGGCTACGATTTTCTATTTGAAAACCAAAGGAAAAAAGAGGGGTTATGTAGAAAGGACCGAACACGATATAAGCAATAAAAGGCCAGATTTAAGTGAGTTAAGCACCCAAGATATTATAAGCCTTTTAAATGAATGAAAAAAGGGAACTATTAAAGGAAATATTACGCTTTGAATTAGCCCAAAGAGACTTTTGGAGGTTCTGTTTATTATATGACAAAGAATTTTTTAGTAAAAGGATCTTTTTAAAAGAAGTTGCGGAGGCCTTCCAAAAAATACACAATAGAGAAATAAATAGTTTGTGCGTGTCAATGCCTCCCAGAGCTGGTAAAAGTTACATTACTTCTTTGTTTTGTGCCTGGATTATAGGAAAAAACCCTACGGAAAGTGTAATGCGGAACACTTGTACGGCCTCCTTATATGTTAAATTTTCTTATGATGTTCGGGCAATAGTTAAGAGCGACACCTTTAGAAATGTTTTTCCTGGTATAGTGTTAAGCGATGACAAAGCGAATTTAAGTGGTTGGAATACTAACAAGGCCAAACAGGTAAGCTATTTTGGTGCTGGAGTTGGAGGTACTATTATCGGCTTCGGGGCTTCTTTGGTTGCTATTACAGACGACCTTTATAGAGGTATTGACGATGCATTGAGCGACACAATAAATGACCGAATTATACAGTGGAAAGAAGCGACTCACGACTCCAGGTTTGAGAAAGGATGCGCCAGGATTGATATCGGCACCAGGTGGAGTATTAACGATGTTATTGGAAGGAATACAGAACAAAAAATTTACCAGGAAATGATAATAATACCAGCCCTGGATCAAGAAGGTAATACCTTTTGTAGTGAGGTAATGACAACCGAGGAATACTTAAACAAAAAGCAAAGGACCGAGCCAAGTATCTGGGAGGCCGAGTATATGCAAAGCCCAGTAGATATTAAAGGAAGGCTATTTAATAATTTAAAGTTCTATGACACTTTACCAGAGTTGGAAGGTTGTATCGCTTATGTAGATGTTGCGGACCAGGGAAAAGATTATACGGCCTGTGCGGTACTGGGAATAAGTGGTAA